CCAGAAGACTAGAGACTCTAAAGGGAAGGTTACAGCGTTTCCCATTGTGCTAATCATACCTAATTCCACATATTCACCATTTACTTTGGTATAGTGGGACCTGGTACGATCAACAGCACTGAACCATTTGGGGGGCGTAAGCCACTTAATAAGTTCAACTGCACTGCAGTCGGACGCGCAAGACCAGTCTATAGTGGCATCTCTGCCAGTTATAGACGCAAGTCTAGCTAACGTCTTATGCAATTCAGGCAAGGTCTCTACGTCGAGTCCGACAGCTCTCATCCGGTGATACATCATAATCATCAGCCCTTGCTGCAAAAACATATTTGCAGTAGGTTCTGGTGCGATCATTCGCCGTTTTTGAGTTGTCTTATCAACAGTCGTTGCTTTCGACCCCTGAACAATCTCTATCTCGTCCAAAAGAGGACATTGTCGATTGAAAATCTTCATCGACTCCTTCAATGCATTATCGAAGGTGAGATATTGAGAGAACAGGTTTTGGACCCCTTCAGTAGCCGTTATCGGAAAAGTGAGTTTACGTTCAGGAGATGTATCCCAAAAGGGAACACCAACTGACGATCCACTAGAGTTTCTACACTCTGTGAACCACTCATCTACCGAAAATGGAGTCAAAACAAAGTGCATTAAAGCACGCGCTCTTAAATGGATTTTATCCATGTCAGAACGTTGTCGACTTATATGTATAGCCGGATCAGGAAGTGTATGGTATAACTTCCTATTCGTCTGATGCATATGCTCATTCACTTCGAGAATTTTTCGAATGTTTGAGCTTCGAGTCTATCTTTGTCTTGATCCATGCTGCAGTACTTTTTCATGAGTTCTGCAGCTTGACGCTGACGTGCATAAAGCACAGGGTCCCTCGTTCCAGTGTACACTTGTGTACCGGATTGAAGGTCGAACATTAATGCCTGATTGATCGACGTCGCGACTTCATCAGGGTCAAAGAGCGATCGCTTTTTGACAGGCTTTCTTTTACTCATTGGAAGTCTCCTTATGAATAAAATGTACAGTTTACGCTAGGTCGGATGACCTATCGTATATCCCACCAGATAAGAGATGCGTTTCCTCGAGGTCCTGTAAAGGATACTCAGGGTTATTGCACTCTTCCTGGCAAATTGGGGCTGGCTTATGTAACTTCTTTACGAGATCATTGTAAAAAATCTGATCAGTATCTTGCCAGAAAGTTAATCCGGCAAGTACTGAGGTCAGAATTATGATCAGATAAGTAAGTGAAAACATAGACTAGCTCCTGGCCTGCTTTTTCCAGAAATCCGCAAAATCGGGATCATGGGCAAGCTGCGCAATTAGAACCAGCATGGATTGTATCTCAGCGTCGGTTGTTTCATGATCGACATTGAGAAAGACTCCACCGGTGTTCATAGTGTAATCACCATTATCCAGAAGCAAAGGCTTCTTGAGCAATGCTTGATTACGTGCTTGCGTGTAGCCGTTGGGAGAACTAGCGTTCACTTTAGGAATCTTCGTGGTGAAGACAACCTCGGTTTGATTCAAGAATTCACTTGAATCGTCGAGGATATACTCACCTTTCGTAAGATCCTTAGAAATGAACGTAGTGGCTGTACCGCCTGTAGTAGCGACTGTACCGTCAACATTGACGGAAGCTGCGGAGATAGACATTTTTATGTCTCGTTAGGTTGAACGGAGATCGATACGTCCTCGGATGAGGGCGCAAAGGTCCGCTATTTTAGTGGCGTCATCGACAAGATACCCGAGGGTTACCTTAGGTAGCGTGTCAACAAACGATGGTACCCAGGGCGTACGCTCATACTCGAAATAAGTATGCTCGTTCGTATTTCCCTGTGCATGGCCTGTATAGCCGTTCCACCACATAGATTGCAACTTGTATGATTCTATCCAAGTTGTTTTTCTACGTAGGCTTGCAGCTAATATCTTCACATTAGGGTCTGCCAAATTTATCACTCCCTTTGAAAAGGTAGAGATATCAATGACACGGTCTACCATGAACGAAAGTGGAAAAATCTGCCACATCGTCGTAGGTATATCCTTGG